CTATATCCCAGATTGTACCTCGTTGCGTACCATTTGGGGGGAAGGTTGGGGGGAAGGTTTTTTCCCGTCCAACAATAATCTCAATCTTTCAATGTTCGACTTAACATAATATTGTTGAGTCGTTTGTATGCTTCGATGATCTGCTAATGTCGCTACATCAGACAGTAGAACTCCATCATTTACTAAATTAGAAATAAAGGTTTTTCTAATTTGATGAAGTCCATATGGTTTTTTTATATTTAATTTTTCTTGTGCTCGATACCAAAAATGTAAACCATCCGAAGTATAAGTAAAAATTTTACCGAAGCTTTGAATTCCAATTTCAGTAAGCAACAAAATAATTTCCTCCGTTAGAGGAAAGATAAATTGCCTGTTCTTTTTAATGTTATCGATTAAAAGAACTTTCTTTTCAAAATCAATTTGCTCCCACCTCAGTGACAAAGCGGAAGACTTTCTAAGCCCGGTCAATTCGAGCAATCGCACGAAATAATAGCCGTTTTTATTAAGGTTCCAAAGATAAGATTTTATTTCTGAAAAAGCAATATCGGGAATAATTTCTATCTGCTTTGTTTCCCCTTTTTCCAGTATCACATGATTCTCTTTAACATACTTTTCGCTTTTAAGCCATCCAAAGAAGTTCCGGAGTGATCTGGAATAAATAGACTTTGTATTAGCCGATAACAGTTTCCCTTGTGTGACAACTTCTGTCTTTTTATTTACCTTATCTTTGCTGATATATTTTGATAAATAAACGCTGAATTTCCTAAAATCCATCCGGTCCAGGTCAGCTACATATTTTTTACCGGTTGCCTCTTTCAAATGACCGATTGCCAATTTCATTACTTCCATAGTACCTGCAGCATGTTTTTTCACTTCATGAAATATTTCTGCAGCTTCATCAATACTCAGTCGATTCTTAATAATCGTATTTAATGAATAATATTTCTCTAATAAATTGGCTTCAAAAAGCTTTTTTTGTTCTTTTGCTAATCGCAAACCATCCCGATTATTTGATAAACCTAAAGCTTTATCTTTTTTTTTGCCGGTTATTTTATCATAATACCGAAGATAAAGTTTATTATTACGAGAGATTATTTGAGCCATGAATTCACCTCAATTCGTCATTAAGGATTGATAATTCCCTCTTAAATTCAGAGGCTCCCAAATGCATTTGTAAGACTGGTTCTAGTAACATCATGACAAAAACTGAGCTCCCAACTAAGACAAGTAATATTTCCATCTATTCCTCCATTATTTTTTTAATTGCTTCTACTTTGATTTTTTCTTTTGATTCCAATCCGGAAAGAAGCCAATCGATAGAACAACCAAGGTTTTGCAGCTTTATCAACAATTTTGTCCCTGGTAAAGATTTCCCATTGATATAAGGGTAAATGGTTTGTAACGATATTTCCATTTTCGAACAAAACTCACTTAAAGAACCAAAATTCTCCAAAGCAAAAGATTTTATACGTTCCCCTATTTCGGGATATTCATTCATTTATTTTATTCCATTGTTTATAAACTTTACAAGGGATCCCACCCTTTTTTAAACTCCTTTAATATTCTTTACAATTTTTACTATTCATGCTTACGATTACAAATAACATCAAAAAATGACCTTTATCAAAACCATGATAATTCCCTTCCCTTATTTAGTCCATTTTTGTGTATTTGCTAACCACCCGATGTAAAACTTCGATTTCCGAAGTTTCTAAAACAAGGGGATTTCCAGAAACAGTTACCGGCATAAATACTTTTTTATTAGAATCATGTGCATGAATTTTTTTATAATATTCATTCCCATTTTTGTCGCGAATTACGACCTCACAATTTTCCTTTAATTCTCTCTCCTTATCAATTAAAAGCACCGTATATAGTTGCTTTTTAGTTGATAGAATTACATCATTCTCATTCACATATAAGCAGTACATATTTTCCCTCTTATGGTAAGGGAATAGCACTTCTTCAAGTTGATCATCATTTTCCATAATAAGATTTTTCCTCACCGGATAGGAATTAACTATATTCACAATCCTTTTTTTACCTGTCAAGAGCCAATCGATCGAACACCCTAGATGCTCTAATCTCAGCAATATCCCCGATCCCGGCTCCCTTTTATTATTTAAATATAATGAAATGGCGGGTTGCGACATTTTTAGTGCACGACCAAATTCCGACAAATTACTAAAATTGGTTTGACCAAATTCTCTTAATCTGTCTCCAATCGTTTCCATATTTACTCCATTTTTCTATTTCTGAGTGTTTTGTCATAAAAAAATAATCAGTAAAATATAATTATACTTGACACGAATATAACCAATTGATTATATTTGTTTTACGATACTAATTTTTTTAGTTCCGTATGATATTTAACCTTTTTTTTAATAAAAGTCAAGGATTATTTTTAGTTGGGAAAATTAATTTTATCGAAAAGAGAAGTTGCCAAAGAATTAGGTTGTTCTATGGATAAGGTTAATTTTTTAATTAATAAGGGTTATTTGCGCTTATTCGTTGGTATCGCTAATGAATTTCCTGTTAAAATCCTTGCCTCATCTCTCCATTCTTACGTCAATAATAATTCATATACGATGGATCAAATAAATAATGAATTAAATAATGACTTAAATAATCACTTAAAGGCACGATGATAGAAACAAATAATTTACCGGTAAGTTTTTCATTTTTGAAATTAAATGAAAGAAATTCTCTTTTACAATTGATAATAAAAATTGAGAGTATTGCAGATACTTCTCAAATCGTAGTAACTGATCAGAAATCTTTGAATGAAGCTGCATTATCTATTTCTCAGTACAAATTAATTGAGAAAGAAACCGAAAAAACTAGAAAACTGATTACGGAGCCGTTGAATGGCTTAGTCAAAGAAGCTAACATCTACTTTAAGAATCTATTGCTTCAAACCCCCATTCATGCCGAATTGGTCCGGCTTAATAGAGAAATACTTAATTACAATGCTGCAGAGAAGAAGAAATCGGATGATTTAAGACGCGCAGAAATAGCCAGACTTGAAGAAGATGCTTTGAACAAAGCAATCGATTCGGGAAAGGATGAACCGGCTATAATTGTCGAAACGATTATTCCCGAACATAAACTGTCACAGCAAACTGCATACATCACTACAACAACATTGAAAAAATGGAGAGTAATAAACATTACTCTAGTACCAAGAGAATTGTTTAGCCTCGATGAAGTTGCAATTAACGCAGTTAGAAAATCGTCAAAAGCTGATGATGTCAGCCCAATTCCTGGAATTGAATTTTATTCTGAAGATTCTTTGAGAGCTAAATAATGGAATCGATCAGAGTAAGTTCCATAAACAGTTTCCTTGATTGTTCCGCTAAGTTCAGTTTTCAGTACATCGATAAAATCCAAACTCCAGGAAGAATCGCTCTTGCGTTTGGTACTTCGATCCATGCCGCATTAAAGAAAAATTATGCTGAAAAAATTTTTTCTAAAAAAGATTTAAGTATAGATGAAATCACTTCCGAGTTTTCAGACAATTACGATGCTGAAACACGTAATTTAGAATCTTTCCGGGAAGATGAACCCCTCCCTTTTGTAAAAGATTCCGGGATAGAACTTTTAACGAAGTATCAAAAAGATATTGCTCCAAGAATCCAACCTCTCGTTGTAGAACAAAAAATCTCGATCAATTTTCAGAATATGCCTTATTTATTGAATGGAACTCTTGATCTCATTGATGAGGATGATATACTCATTGATCATAAGACTACCCGAAAACGATTTAAGATAATTCCCGGCAGTTACAAAAGACAGTTATCGGGATACAAATTCTTGGCCAACTCTATCAAATTGAAAATATACTCACAGCGCATAGACCTTTTAAGTGCAAAGAGTGCAGATACTAATACTTCAATCCGTCATCTCCCCGTTGAAGTAGACGAAAAAGAATTTCTGAATACTTTTATCGTTGTTTCGGATGCAATAAAGAAAGGGGTTTTTTATCCAAATCGCAATTCGTTCTTGTGCAATAAAAAATATTGTTCTTTTTGGAATGAATGTGAAAAAAAATATCGAGGAAAAGTCAAATGATATTTGTTAAAAGACAATTTGTTACTGATATACTTGTCAATGTTGAGGTTTGTACGACTAACTATTCCGTTGAAAGGATGCTTAAAAATAATTTCTTACTAGGGAAGGTCCTTTGGATGGTTTTTCTTCTAATTCTCAAAATACTTTTTTCACCTTATTCAATTGATAATCACAATGGCAGATTGTAGAAACTGTAAACATTTATTTCATTATCTCATTAATGATAACGGATATGAAAATTCATGTTAAACATATTCTTGTTTGCTGTAATAATTTAATAATTGAAATGAGTGGAGCAGAAACAAAATACACTAACTACCAATAAAGGAAAGAATCGTTATGACAGAAAAGTAAATAATTAAAACAAAGCGATTTTCGATTTCAAGTAACAATTTTTACAGATAATTATTTAATAATAAGGGTTATAGAATGTCAGATTTAGAAACAAATTATAAAGTCATTGAATCTTCTATTCGCGAACATCAAGATTCCGACAGCATTAGTCAGAATGGAATGTTGCAGACAAAAACGGCTTATAGTACCGCAGTACAAGTAATTAAACCACGAAATCTTCGTAATGTAATAGCGCGTTGCGAAGAAGAAGCAGCAATCGCCGGAGATGAATTTTATTATTCATGGAAACAAGGAGGTGAGATCATTGAAGGATCAACCGTCGGCGCTTCTTTAGCTATAGCTCGTAATTGGGGTAATTGTGCAGTTGATGTTAAAATTGAGGAAACACATGATTCTTATATTTTTCACGGTGCATTTGTTGACCTGGAAACCGGTTTCAATATCGTGAGACCGTTCAAACAGAATAAACAATCTCCTAAGAAAAAAGACGGCGGTGATGTTTATAAAGGAGATCGGGGTAAGGATGTAATCTTTCAAATCGGTGCATCAAAAGCAATTAGAAATGTTGTCTTAAATGCAGTTCCCAAATGGTTGACTTCAAAAGTTTTATCGAAAGCAAAAGAGAATGTTGTCGAGAAAATCAAATCTCTTGGGGTTGAAAAAGCACGTTTGATGATCATAAAGAAAGCCACAACCATCGGAATCCCTATCCCAAGAATTGAAGATTCTTTTGGTCTGCAAAAAGGTTGGGATATTGAAAAACTTGTAATGTTATCCGGGGCTTTACGAAGTATTGAGGATGGAATTGAATCCGTTGATACAATTTTCCCGCAAGAAAAACCTGCCCCGACAGATCCCAAAGGAACATCTCCAACCGACGCGGATAATTTAATTATTACCGATGCTAAAGTTGTAGAGGAAACAACCAAGTCAAATAATGAACCATCGAAGGATGATGCTGAATACCAGGATGTTTTTACTTCTGGTCTAATCAACAAAATTGGGAAAACTAAAACAGAACAAGAACTACTCAATCTCATTTCTGAATATGATTCAGAAGTTAGCACATTTCCAAATTCCAAAATCACGCAAATTCAAATTGAATCGAAAAAGCAATTTGAATTACTCAAAACTAAGAAAGGTAAATAAGTAAATGCCCAGAAATAAAACCAAGAAGATTTTAAGAGAACATTCCCCCGACCATGGGGGAAGTTCTAAAAATCTTAATTTCAAAATTCCAAAAACTCTTTGGATGAAATTGAGCGTTAAAGCTTCTCATTCTAATAAGTTTGTCAATCAATATGTAATTGATTTGATCATGAAGGATACTGAAGGGATTGAGGTCAAAATAACATGAATGAATCTTTATTTCCCGAACCTCTTTCTAAACGATCTGAAACTTTTAGAACGAATCATATTTCATTATTTATCCCGGGTGTTCCTCAACCTAAACAATCGGTGCGATCACGCATTGTTAATGTCGGGGACAAATCTTTTGTTAAGCATCATCAGACCTCTAAAGTAATAGAAGCCGAACGTAATATCAGAGCAATTGTTATTCCTCAATTACCAACCGGGTTTGTACCATTTAGTAAAGGGATTAACGTAACCAAACTTCATTACTCTTTCCCTCCGTTAAAATCTTTTAGCAAAAAGATTATCGCAAAAATAGATTCCGGTCATGAAGTAGTAAAAACAACCAAGCCGGACCTTACGGATAATCTCAACAAAGGGGTATTCGATGCGTTGGAAGGATTAGTATTTATAAATGATTCTCAAATTTGCGGACTTAACAATTGCAAAAAGTTTTATTCAAATACTCCAGGGATCTCTTTGGTGATGGAAGAACTTGTAACATCAATTTAACTCAAACAACAATCAATAATATTTAAGGGACTCTGAACATGATCAAACTTTGCTTTATAGATGTAGAAACTACCGGATTGGATGCGAAAAAAAATGGTGTAATCCAGATTGCCGGTGAAATAATTTTTGGACAAAATGCTGTTTATACAGTAATCGAAACGTTCAATTTTACTGTTCAACCATTTGTTTTTGATGAGATCACTGCAGAAGCATTGACGGTTAACAAAAAAACTGTAAAAGAAATTTTTACATACAATGAACCGAAAATTGTATTTAATGAAATGATGGCAATTCTTAATCGCTATGTAGTTAGGAACAACCAAAACGATAAATTTTTCTTTGTTGGTTTCAATGCAAAATTTGACGCGGATTTTATGAGAGAATGGTTTGTGAAAAATCAATCTCGTTATTTCGGAAGTTATTTTTATCAGCCTGCACTTGATGTCTTGCAGCTTGCGTTATTCAATCTTAAAGACGAACGTGTGTCAATGCCTAATTTCAAATTAGGGACAGTTGCAAATCATTTAAACATAATCGCAGAGGGAAACCTCCATGATGCAAGAACAGATATTTTATTAACAAAAAGAATCTACTTCCATTTCACTGATCACAATAATTTAATTTCTTAACCAAATCATATATCTATGAAAATAAAAAATTATTCGTCGAGTGTCGCTGTATCGAAAAGTATTTCCTCAATCGAAATTCTTTTAGTGGAAGCCGGCGCCAAGACAATTTCTAAATTCTATATGGATGATAATAAAATAGCCGGTTTCTTATTCCAATTGAAAGTTGGTGAATCCCTGGTCACATTCAAATTACCGTCTAATCCCAAAGCTGTAGAAAAAGTTCTAATCGCTCAATTAATTAAACCAAGAAAGGAAACTATAAAAAGAGTAATTGAACAAGCAGAAAAAACTTCATGGAAATTACTCCATGAATGGGTTCATATTCAAATTTCAATGGTTCAAATGGAACAAGCAGAAGCCACACAAGTCTTTATGCCTTATCTCTATGATGGAGTTAATGATAGAACATTATTCCAGACGTTGAAAGAAAATAATTTCAAACAATTGGTTCAATAAAGACGAAGGATCGTACACAATGCAACAGTACACAGAAAAATTACCGGTACAATTATCAGATGAAACTAAACAGCAAATAGCAGATGAATTAACTGAAATCGAAATTAATTTATCAAAAATCGAAGAGGAGAAATCCAGTTATAACAAAGATGCAAATGAACAGATCAAATCACTGAAGCTTCAAGCTTTGAACCTTTCGAAACGCTATCAGTCTGAAGGTGAACTTAAAGATGTTGAATGTTATTTTGTTTTTGATGAACCGGAAGAGGGTCAGAAAACAATTTATCGCAGCGATACCGGTGAAAAAGTTAGAGTCACTGATATGAATATCTTTGATAATCCTAAAAATAATTCAGTGAAAATGGATTTAGAGGAACAACAGCCGGAAGAACAATCGGAACCAAGGATATTACTTCTTCATGAAGGCTATACGGATTCAGTAGATTATGAAGAAGTTATTTCTGAAATGCCTGAAGAAATTGAAAAAGAGTTCAATGAAAAAGCTGCTCAAATCAACGAAGAAAAGTATTCAAATGGAGGATTAATACCCTCCGAGAATGAACATGTTTCTTTAAATGAACTACTTTAGGATTAGTCATGCACAGTTCAGCAAGAAACACTTATTCAAGCGATAAAGAACGAGCGCAAAATACAGCCAAAATTCAAATAGAATTTTGTGTTGTCAATATCAGTTCTTTACGGAGAGTTGACCGTAAAGAGAAGATGGAAAATGCACTCCTTTCTTTTGTCGGAATGAAAAGTAACAATGAACCTTTTACGCCTAATCAATTAAACTATATTGAGGGTATTTACGAAGCGACGATGAAGGGATTTGATCTCCCTTCTATTGGGTTACATATTGATAAAAAAAAGAAAGGAATTCGATACTAAATGCGTAAGAGAATGATCGATCCTAATATATGGGAGTCAGCAACAGATAAGGGTTGGAATTCGGACACGTTAGTGGTGTTTATGTCCTCAATTTCTTGCGCCGATGATCAAGGGAAAGGCAGAGTAAGTACTCTCGAAAAAAACATTTCGAGCATGGTTTCGCCACGAAAACTAAAAAATATTTATAGTTCATTGCAAAACTCTTTAATTCTTTACAACAGTTTGTATTATTTCCTTCCCAATTGGAACACTTATCAGACAATTAATAAACCACAACCGAGCAAACTGCCAGACCCTAACCACCCTCTTTATAAGGGATTACTGAAAAATACTACCGTACCTATTCCCTTACCCGCTACCGGAACTGTTCATGATTTTGACATGAATGATTACCGTCTAATAGAAGAGAAAAGAAAAGAAGAGAATAGAATTAAAGTTAAAGACTCTCTAATCTTAAATCTTTTTTTGAATTTGAAAACTGAAAGTAAAAATGTTAATAGCTCGATCGTTGATAGAGTTTACCCGTTAATCGATATGTATTCTCTTGAAAATGTTGAGGCGGTTTTTGACATCGTTGCTGCCAAGGATAAAGACAAAAGAAACATAGCATACATTGAGAAAATTTTAGAAAATAATGCTAAATCAATAAAAGTTCAACAATCAACTGGTTCTGAGTCGCAAACTCACTATAGGGATTTGATGTTATGATGGATGCAAAAGAACGCTTCGCTTATGAAAAGAAAATCATTGCTTCGATCCTTCAAACAGAAAATAATTTTGCAGATGTAATTTCGTTCGGATTAACTGATGATATCTTTCTCTCTCAGTTATGCAAAGATGCTTTCAATGTTGCGCTGAAATATGTGTTTGAGTTTAACAAGTTCCCGAACCATGTTGACCTTTACACTTTTTTAATGCCAAGCAAAAACAAAGAGTTGAAAAATTTCGTTCTTTTCCTTGGTCAGTCCTCTTACGAATTGCAGATAATGCCATTTGTAAAACACTTACTCGATCAGAATGTTTCAAACGATTTAGCGTTAATCGCAAATGACATTCAGACATCTAATCTCTTAGGATTAGATTTAGCGCATGATGTGAATGACAGAATTACAAAGATCATTTACAAATATTTCCAGAAATATGTCATGGATAAGTCTATGGACCAATCCATCGATGAATTAATAACTAATATCCGTGAATCCAGAGCCGGTAAGTCACACCAATATATTCCGAGCGGAATAAAGAATCTCGATAACATCATAATCGGTTTTCACAAGAAATCTGTTTGTGTCATCGGAGCCAGACCGGGTATTGGTAAAACCGCATTTATGCAGCAATGCAATCGGAATCTGACCTTACAAGGCTATAAAACCGGAATCATCTCCATAGAGATGGATGCAGAAAGTTTATTGGTTCGAGATATTTCAGCAATGACTCAGATAAATTCAGTCTTGATTGAATCCGGGAAAATCGGAATAACTGAAATGGCTGCCATAGAAAACGCCACAGATCGTCTTAGAGCGAAAAACTACCAAATAGACGAGGATTCACACCAAACACCTAAGAAGATCATGGCTACTATCAATAAATGGAAGGTACAGCACAAGGTGGATGCAATCTTCATCGATTATATGCAACTGATCAAAGCAGATGAGACAAAAGAGAAAGTCATTTCAAGAAATGATTTGATCGTCGCGCAAATCTCAGAAGAATTTCGGAAGTTTGCGAAAACCACTGGAACACCGATCATTTTGCTAAGTCAGTTGAATCGAAATAACGAAACAAGACATGATAAACGTCCCCAGCTTTCAGATCTCCGGGAATCCGGCGCCATTGAACAAGATGCAAGGCAAGTTCTTTTACTTCATTGCCCTGACTATTACGGCATCAATCCCTATGCTGATAAAACTAAAGAACTTTATTGCAATGATGAATCTCTCTTGGACAGAAAAGAATATTTTGAGGTGATAATCGCTAAGAATCGTGGAGGATTAACCGGGCTTACTCGTTTACGTTACCTGAAACCAATTCATACCTTTGAAGATGTTCATTATAAACCGGAAGAATGGCAGCAAATTTCATCTCCATCGCATCATGAACCTCCTGAACATGAACAGCTTGAATTCCCAATTTAGAAATGTTCGGGTTTGCGATTGGTAATGTTATTCTAACGCAGATATTGCCGCGAACTCTTATCGTCCGCGCTTCGCGCGTCCAGTATGTTTCTATCCCATTCTCTTTGCCTGATCAAACAACCTTTCTCTTACGACACCCATCGGATCGGCACAATTCTTTCCGCTAATCGCATGCAAGAATTCCGCCAATCCTCCCGACACTCTTTTTAGCTACATCGGCTTCATCTTGTATAAAACGGAATTCCCTCTTAAACCTCTAATCATGGTTTAAGCTATTCCGTTTTATTGTCGTAAAATATTTGAAAGAAAGGAAAGTTTTTTTAATAACAAAAGGCAACGGAAGGGGCAAAAACTTAACGGTAGTACGGGAAACGGTAAAATTTTTATGTAGGACAAATGCTGGAGTACAAAGAAATTTTACCTTATTCCCTTTACATAATGCGGTATTATTTTGCGGACTTAATAGGGGTAGTTGAAGTGTCCGCAAAATAAAGAGACATTATGCAAACTACCTATTTTTGCCCCTCCCTTAGCTGCAAATACAAATGAGGTTTGTACATGGTTTTTCTTTTGCTAATCGCTTAAAAACCACGCCAAACCTCCGGAATGCCGCTTTCTTCCTTTTTGTGCTTTTTTGCGGAAAGCGGCGCGTATAGTTTTCAGCTTCCCAACGCTTTTATACGTTCCCAATTCTCCCACAATTAATCTCTTACACTTTCCCTTACAGTGTCCGTCCGCTTCAGCTTTTCAGAACATTTTTTTGGCGATAATTTAGTTTTGCCATCTTTGTTCCGAGTTACTTTCTTCACAATTTTTCTTTCTTCATTAACCAACTGTAAGGTATTGTAAATACAAAAAAATCTACCACCGCTAATCGCATCCCGGCAGATTTTTTCGCATTTACAACACCTGGCAAAACAAGCGCATGCCATATAAAAAATGTTCTTTGAAAAGCTGGCGGACTCGAAACTCTCTAAGGTAGAATACTTAGAGATAAATCGTTTGTTGGAGTACCGGAAACTACCAACGCAACAAGACATGAAGGATGCAAGCTCTGAAACTGATCCTTTGACCTGAAAATTCTCCATTAAATTTCTGTTCTGATGTTACCTGAATAGCAAGCAAATACTAGATAAATCGAAATAGCATAATTTCAAAACATCCTTGTTCACGAGAAGTTTAATAATTCACAAAATCTGGAATATACAAAAGACTTTAATTTCTAAATTTTTATTAACATTTAATCCATTACAAAAAGGAAAAAACATCATGAATAATAAATTATCTCAAATCGTTAGCGTTGTGCTAGATTATATGGATGCTCTACTTCTAGATGATCAAAAAACATCAGTTTCAAGATTAGTCCGTAATGATCTTTCCTTCTCAAATTTCATTCATACAGTAACGGCATCTGAATTCGAAATTGCGTTAAATGATGCCTCTATTGATTCATTCAACCGTAAGATAATTTCGTCAGTTGCAAGCATTGTTCTTAATTAAATAAATTTCAATAAACTACATATCAAAGGTTTCAATCATGAAAACTACATCAAATGACTATCGCAATGATTTCCCAAATGACGAATTTCAATTAAATAAATCATTAAATATTTTCAATAACATCAATTTTAAAGACATTGGACAGCCAAAAGATTGTTACGATGATGGCGGAATCGATACAAGTGAGGAAGGTCAGATTTTAGATGCAAAAACAATGTATGAGAGATGGTTAGAAGAATCTCCGGTTAATTTAGAGGATTGTTTTTAATTACATCAAAATTTCTTAATCATATTTATAAATTCTAAACAAAGGATCATATCATGAAAAATCTATTAACCTCAATCGTTCGTTCTACAGTAAATTTCGTTACTGCTAAATCATTTGACCTATTCTGTTCTATCTTTACTTCTTACGGCTATTACATGCAAGAAGGTAAATTTATTCTTATTTTCATTCCTGATGAAAGATTAAATATCCTCTATGATAAAATCGTTAAAAAAGATCACTACATTTCCCAACTTGAAAAAAGACTTGATAACGCTGATAACTCAATTGATGATCTTAACATTGATAACGGTCATTTGTATATTTACATAAACGATTTGCAAGTTTTATTAACAAATAATCATATTGAATTCCCATCATATGAAGATTCTCGTTTTTTGGGATTGATTGACAATGAATATAGTGATTGTGATTATCGAGATGGCGATTTATGGGAAAGATTACTTGAAGAGAACCCTGTTTCTATCGAGGATTGCTTTTAACGTTATATTTGTGTTACACTGCCGGAAAATCGCACTTCCAATTAGCCGGTATTATTTTAATCGCAGTTTTCTTACTCGTCTAAATTATTTCGCTTCGCTTATAATTTATCCGGTTAATCGCACATGCAAATATCCAGAATTTTGCCAATACTAAATTTATTAATCGCAAATGTACGGTTTGTGAGGTTCATTTTAATGTTAGATTCTGCCAACCGTACCTGTGAAATTCGCAACAATGAACCCAAATTCAAACAGTTCAATTCACTTAACTGGACTTTAAATAAATTAGCACTGCATAAATATTATACCGCCGGATTTTCCACCTTTTTATTTTTATCCCCCCTATTTTTTAATACAAAATCCCCATCTTTCAAATTATAGTTCTTCATGTAATAATCTTTAGAGAATTCAACACCTTGTTCAGTTAGAATCTTATCCCTATCAGCAAGTTCTTTGTCAATTTCTTTCTTAGAAAATAGCATAAATTTTGTTGTTTCAATATTCCCGTAATTCAAGACATTGTAATAATCGATAAGCGTATTGAAGAACTTTTCTACTATTTTCTTATCGCCGTCAACTACTGTTTCAATTATTTCTTTAATTGTTTTTGATTGAGCATAACTTCCTGTTGCTTTTGATATTTGACTAAGCGTTTCGGTCATTATTGCTATCTCTATTTCCTCGCTCATATCATCTTTGAATTCTTTGAATGTTGATGTACTACCTCCTTTAGTTTTTGATTCAAGAATACCTAGTTTCGTACCTTCTCTTTTTACAATAGCGCCGGTTTTTCTCAATGCAATTAAGTCAGCGAGAACTTCATCTTTTTTAGACTCATAAATTGAAACCGGTAATTCAGCTTCAATAAAACCCGAACCAAATTTTTCAACGAAAAATGACCAATATTCAACTGTATTTGCTTTTAACTTTACCCACCAATAACATTTTTTTATAAGTTTATCGCCATAAGGATTTGTGTATGTCGGTTTGTGTTGAGATAAGATAAATTTGAAATCTGGTAAGTCTATTAGCTCATTAAATTTCTTTTGATTTTTTAATTTCAAAACATTTTCCGTATTGAACGCAAACCAATCTTGCGGTTTTTCCGTAATCACCTTTGGCATGAATTTATTTTCTCTGAATTCCCAAATTATCTCATGTACTGTATAACCAAAATAAACCGCATCTAAGGCTTGTTCAATCAATTCATCTACCGGCAGCGATTTGAATAATTTCTTAATTTCATCAGTATTCTTTTTCTTCTCCAAGAATTCATAAACCATTGATTTCACAAAAGCTTTTCTTTTTGTAATTGCAGATGATAGCCTCCCATCGTTCAAAAGTTTCTTGTAATGTTCTATCGGTTTAGCATAACCTTGAACAATTAAATCCGGATCGGGTAGAATTGCAATCAGTGAGGAATAGAACGCGTTATTCTTTCTCGTTGCAATTTCTTGTATTAATACATGTTTCACAATAACACCTTTTTTTTGATTTAATTAAAAAATAAATTTTTATAATTCATGGTAAGAGAATTCATGTTTAATGGCGCGGAAACGTGATCTATGTTGCTCACAATTCCTAATAATGGTTTAAGATATATTAGAGATTGACTCATATCATCAACTATATCATCATGTTCGGCATTTGGAAACTCTTCACTTTGTTCATAAAATAAATCAAGGTAATCGAGATATTTGTAAATCTTAACTTTCCCTTGCGCCATAATTGGAGTAACTGCATGTACTCGGCTTATTTTATCTGTGTCGGGTTTAATTTTTACAATTGGAATGTTTGTGTCTCTTTCCATTTCTTGAATGAGTGATTGACCGGAAGCCTTATCTTCGATAAGAACTTCCTCAACCCCCGGTATTTCATAATACAATTCTTTGAATTTTATTTTCAGCTCGGGAAATTCTACTTTCCCCGCCCATTGATGAACAAGTAATATTTCATCTTCCATCAAAGCCCATGTTTGACATACTGAATAATCATTTTCTTCTTTCGCTTTGAAAGCGGTGTCCCAAGCTTGAATAATTTTTCTGACCGGACGTGACCGGAAATCATAATCAAATGTTGGCAGCCATTCTTTACGAATTATTCCTTTTGCGAAAGTGTCAATAAATTTTCCGTAGATTTCCTGGTCCCTCAGAGCTGGAGAAATTTCTGAAACAGCTTCGTCAACATCTAACTTGCTGAGTAATGGATTATCATAGGTTGAATAATTAAATGACTTCCATCGAACACCGTCAGCTAACCCTCTTTGATGAAGTTCATAGAATAAATGTTTTTCTCCTTTGTATTTTCTCCCTTTCGGTGTACCGCCGATGATAACTTTCGCACCGAAATCCATCACCATCGGACGAATACTTTCTTCCCATAAACGGCGGTTCTTTAGGATTATTCCCGCTTCATTAATGATGATCAATCTGTATCCGAACCCTTCAATGTTTTCGGGTGATTCTGCAGAACGGAAATCGACTACTGAATTGTAAATCTTTAACTCCCCTTTTTGCCGGTTGTATTTCCAAGCGGTTTTTGGCAGTGCTTTCAGTACCGGTAAAAAATATCGGTCAAAATACCTTTCGATGTTTGAGTTCACGGTATCAACCCACAGCGTAGGAGTAATCCCATCGATACAATTCTCTATCACATGAAGCGCCATTCCGCGTGTAAGTCCGAAACGGCGTCCTTTTCCAACAACTTTGAATCTTGCGGGATCTTCAAATAGTTCAGATTGTTTAGGAAGGTATTTTAGTTCAAGTTCGCTCATGTCGGTTCAATCTCTTTTGTTTCGTTTTTTATTTCTACTTGTCCCGTTGAATTAGTATTAACGGTTGTTTTAACTACAGTAAGAGATTGATTTGTACTAATCGTTGGTGTATCAGACCAACCACATTCATTTTTAGTTGCCCATATAAGCATTACGTTATCCCCTTTCAAAGCTTTCTCGATTACTTTATGGATAAGCTTCCTTTTTAATTCCGCTTTTCCCCTTTTAATTATATCGCCGTATTTATTACGAATGGTTTTTTCATCACAACCAACGATATCCGCTATTATCCTATTTGACAAACCCCATTTAGCCATATTTTTTATTTGCCTTTGGTTAAGAATAACCGGTTCGGTTTTCTTTCGTTCCGGTTTTTGATCATCTTCCTGAATAATAGGTTCCATAAAATCCAAACTTTTTTGCACAAACTTAATAAATTATTTAATATTTGTTTGTTTCTAATTGAGTATTTATTATGTTTCGCTCAATTTATTAAACAATTATTTAATAACATCGAGAGTAAAATGAGTAAATGGTTTGAAATATTTAAAAGCGGGACACATACAGATTCAACCGGAAAAGTTCACTCCTACACGGATCAAGACCTTGATACAATTGCCACCAATTACAACCCGCAGCATGACGAAGCTCCTCTTGTTATCGGTCACCCGAAATCAAATGAACCTGCTTATGGTTGGGTAGGTGAGGTTAAAAGATTTGGTAATTCTCTTTTTGCAAAGGCAAAAAGTATCGTTCCGGAATTTGAACAATCCATTAAAGATGGATTGTTTCCTAAAAGATCAATTGCACTAAATCCCGATATGACTTTACGACATGTTGGATTTTTGGGAGCCGTTCCACCGGCAGTAAAAGGGATGCAAGATTTAGCTTTTGAAGCTAATGCAGAAACTCAAACTATTGAAATTTCTGAATTCTCAGATGTTGAAAAAGAGGATGAATTACCTTTACAAGAATCGCCTGTGACTCAAGATCATGAAGCTGTTCTTAATGATCAAGAAATTGTTGCTGAATCAACCGGTGATGTTCCGCCTCCCGAAAATTTTTCTTCACCTGAATCTACAGCAGTTTTAACTCCCGACGAAGATACAAATTTACGTATGCAGCTTTCAAAGTCGTATGTAAAGCAGAGAATTTCGGAGTTTGAAATTTATCTGATGGAAAAATTGGTGTATGGGAACATAACGGTTCCAATGAAAAATTCTTTGATGAAATTAGTTGAGATTGTCTCTACGGTAAATTTCAGTGAATCTCAATTAACAAATAGTTTTAACTTTTCTGACGGTTCTGTTAGTGATCCTCTTGAAGTTGTAAAAAGTTTAACCAACGAAATTTCAACATTGAATTTGACGAAGGAATTTGCAGTGAAAAGTGAAAGTAATTTCAAAGAAGATATTTCATTTTCCGATTTCAATGTTGATGAAGAAAGTTTGATCCTGCACAATAAAATATTAGCCACAGCTAAAGAGAAAAACATTCTTTATGCCGAGGCTGCTAAGATTGTGTTTAATTCATAATTGAACCCGCCTCAGGCGGGCCTAATTCGTAATTCCTAATTAATATAACGAGGTAAAAATGTCGCTCTTAAATAAAAGAATCGTTGATCCGGTATTAACTTCCCTTGCAAGAGGGTTTTCGCAACCGAATTTAGTTGCTTCTCAACTCTTCCCTGAAGTGTTTGTTGAAAAAGAAGGAGGGAAAGTTCCTTTGTTCAACAAAGAAGCTTTTAAAATTTACAACACGGAAAGAGCTATTCGGGCAAATTCAAATGTTATCAATCCGGAAGGGATCAATACTCTCCCCTATTCGTTAACTGAACATGATATCGCTTATCCGATGGATTACCGTGAAGTAGCTGAGGATATCCGAAACTTAAAAGTCTATGCAACTCATGTAACCACTGAAACGATAAAACTTCGTCTTGAAAAACAAGTTGCTGATCTTGTTCAGAATCTTAATTCTTTCCCTACCGGCAATAAAGTGACTCTTGCTGCCGGTGATAAGTTTGATAATGATGCAAGTAACCCTATTCATGTTTTTGAGTCTGCCAAAGAAGCTGTTCGAGGGAAGATCGCTAAACGTCCTAATGTTGCGATAATCGGAGCTTCCGCTTATTCTTCATTGAAAAATCATCCAAAGATTTTGGAGAAGATCCGTTATACCCAGCATGCCATCATGACTCCGGCTCTTCTTGCAGCTCTCCTGGAGATCCCAAATCTTTTTATCGGTGAAGCTGTCTACTCTTCCGATGATGATGTGTTCGCAGATGTTTGGGGAGATAATGTTATCCTTGCCTACATTCCGGGACAAGCTACTAATGTTGAAAGAAGTTTGTATGAACCTTCGTTTGGTTATACGTTCAAGAAAAGGAATTTCCCTATCGTTGACGTTTATTCCGGTGAAGGGAACAAAGTTGAGTTCGTTAGAAATACCGACATCTTCCAGGCGCTCATTGTTGGAGCTGACGCCGGTTTTTTAATCAACGATACTAACTCATAACTATTCGCTGACTATCAAAAAAAAGAGAGTTTATCATGGTACAAGAGAATTTAGTTGCAACAAATTCACCCGGCGATTTACCCCGATCGTCGGGACAGATTCCGAAGAAGAAATATTATAAAGTCGTTGACACCGATCTTTACAGAAATAAAAAGATAATCCGTGAAGGCTCGATCGTAGATTTCTTTGAACCGGCGTTCTCTTCTTTTTTAGTTCCGGTAAATGAAGCTGATGTCCCCCCGTCCGTTCAGATTGAACCGGAAACTATCAGCTCAAAACCCGGACGCGGAAGACAGAGAAAAAACTAACGTGATATTTTTTAATTACTATTTGTGACAAATCAATTTTATGGAGAATGTTAAATGAAAACCGAACAAATAATTCTTACGACTTCAATCAAAGCAGCCGTTGATCTATCTGCAAAGAAAAACCTTTTTATTGGTTTTACCGGCGCTCTTTGTGCCGCAAATGAAAAGGCTCTTGGAGTCTTAGCTGAAAACGTGTTACTGGATGAACAAGCTCCTGTTGCTGTTTCTGGTATCGCTATTGTTAAATCGGGAGCAACTTTTTCAATCGGTGCTGCTTTGGCAAGCAACGCTGCCGGTAAAGCAATCGCTGCGACTACTTTTTCTGCTGTTAATGCTGACGGCGCTGTTGCGGTTACTTCTTCTGCTGCTACGCCCCCGATCACTCTTGCGGGTTCTGTTTTACCGCAAGCTATTAATGGATATGCTTTGGATGAAGCCACTGCAGCAGATCAACTTGTCAGAGTTAAACTCGTTTAATCTGAAAGTCATATGCAGTCAATTTCGGGATTCCTTAAATTTTATTCAAAAGATTTGATAATCAATCTTTTGAATGATGAGAAGCGATTAGTTAATACAATTAATTTATCTGATGATGCCCTTGTATCAGTGACTCCAGATGTCTGTTCCTTGCGTTTGGATCAATGTATCAAGCAAGCTGAAGCTGATATATCTCTTTATTTATCGAATCCCGATTTTGATTCTGTTCTCGTTCAAAATATGGTTAATGACTTCACTGCTGAATTTGTTTATAAACGGAGAGGCGTCCTCCCTGTTCCGTCATCAATTAAGGATGCTTGCATAGAGCATAGAGAAAATCTTTTGGCGATAAATCAACAAAAGTTAGATGCTCTTTCATTACCTCAGTTTGTGAACTCTTCAGTTAGTGAAGTTGCTATTGAAGAAACGAGGTTATTCGATTATGATTAATCCTTTAGTACTGAAAGCTTTTCTTTCCGTGATTCTTGAAGCGCAAACTTTCCTCTTTCCCTACTTGAAAAGTAGCATGACGATAGATGAAAGTTTGATCACTTCGGGAAGTGTTCTTTTGTCTTACGAAGGTTCGATTTATTCTTATTCACAGAATAACATAAATCTTCCTTCAAATGTTGTAGCGAAACCTCAATTCAAAGTGTCGGTTATTTATCAAAGTTTAATTCAAGATGATCAATCGTTAGTAGTCTTTAATGATGTTGTTTCATTGATCAATGGAACTAATATGAACGAAGCCAAGATGAAACCTTTCAGAATCATGAAGGATGAACTGAAACAATACAAAGATAAATATGGGGTTTTTGAGCATTCGATCTTTTTTGAAACTGAATATTCTTTTACTCAAATAGTTTAATCAAGAAAATATTTATGGAATTAACTATCTCACAATTCTTGCACCAAAATTTTGGGTTTATCCTTACTTCCACCGTTTTAATAGGTGTCAATTATGGAGTGATCAAAACTCAAATGAAAAATAAAATTGATAGAGTTGAAGCTGCTGAATTAATTGATAATAAAATTGCTATGCATGCGAGCAATCAAACTTCTTATTCTAATGTTTCCGGCGCTCGTCTTGAAACGAAAGTTGAAAACATCGAAAAGAAATTAACAACCGTTGAATCTGATGTTAAAGAAATCTTAAAGAGAGTAGGCTAATGAAAAACTTTTTATCTCATTGGAAAACTTCTTTCTTTGGTCTTCTGTCAATTGGATTTGGTTTATTGATTGGGTTTAGATCGATGGATTGGGTAACTGCATCGCCCTTTTTAGTTTCGGGTTTGGGATTACTGAACGCTAAGGATTTTAATAAGTAATGATTAAAGAAATTATAGCTGCAAATAATATTGTGAATTTCTCTGAAGAAGAAATTCTGAACGGTTACCCCGAAAAGAATATTCCGGTTAATCTTATCCCGAATATTGCACCAACTTTGAAGCTGCTGCAGATGATTAGAACAAGTATCGGTAAACCGATTATCGTTCATTCTACTTATCGGGATAAGCATCATAATGCAGAGGTTAAAGGGAAAACTAATTCATTGCATCTTGTTTTTAACGCTTTTGATTTTGCACCAGAAGGATATACGTTTAATCAATTAGAAAATATTTTCAATGATTTGATCAGAGGGAAATATTATCTCGATTTTACTTTTCATGGTAAACTATTCAGAGTAAATCATTTGCTTTGTGGAATCGGGTTGTATGAAACATTCCTGCATATCGATACCAGAGGATTGTTAGGAAGACTTTCCCCGGCGGTGTGGAGAGGATAATGCAAATTAAACCTTTTCATATTGTTTCATTCATTGCTTTGCTGATCTTGGTCATATTCAATATTTATTTGCTTGCGATCATTAACATGAAAAGCGATACCAACAAAATCAGTTTAGAAAAATCAATCCGGTCACTTACTGTCCAGATTGATTCAATTAATGGAGTAACACAATCGCGGTTAGATAGTGTTCAGATCATAACTAATAAAAAAACAGAAATTAAAAATTATTACACACAGAAATTTTATGAAATCGATTCGCTCCATAATGATACTTCTCTTGTTCGTTTTATTAGGAAGCAACTACAAGACTTACGCTCAGTCCAACAATTTAACTAGTGATGAGCTAAGACAGATCGCTAATGCTCTTAATGAACATGATTTTCTTGTAGAACAAGATTCTTTGAATTCTGTACAGTTATCACAGTATGCGAAAATCATTTTGGAGTATAAGACAAAAGAAACATTATTCATTCAGAAAGAAACATCGTACAAAAGTTTAGTGACTGAGTTAACTCCTTCGTGGTATAATAATTTTCTCTTTGGTTCAACTGTGACAGCTATTGTTTTCAGTCTCTTTCTTTTAGCGTTAAACTAATTATCATTTTTTAATAGGAGTTTTTCTATGGCATTACAAGTTATAAATCTGAAAAGGGATAAAGACAAAGTCCTTAATGCTTTTATCTCAGATGTTTTGATCCAAACAAATCAAAATCTTTATGCAAGAACTACCGCTCAAGGAGGTACGGTTGAAGAAAATGCCTTCGTCACAGCCGGGAACAATAAAATGTTGAATTTCGGTTATTTCCCCGAAGCCGGTGTAAAGGTTAAACTCACTCCAAATGTTCGAAGATTGGGGGATGGATCTGAATTTCAGAGAGGATATGATTTTGAATTCAGTATCGAATCAATTCAGATGTATTCAAGATTTCAAATCGAAAAGTTCAAGAATGAACTTTGTACGATCAACTTGCACCCGCTTCAATATTATATCAAAGATGTTTACATACAGATCACGGTTGATGATGTTTTTGATAAAGACGGAAATACGAAAACGATCATTTCCGGTAAGAAATTTGTCAGAAATATTAGAGATGTTTATGATCCTAATCCTTGGGGTGATCTTTCTTATGGGAATTCGCCTTGGGCTTATGCTACTCCAACCACTGTTCCGGAGACTGCTCCTGAAACTATTCATCATTCTGTTCCTGTTGGAGTTTATGATTTGGTTAGCAATCGATTTGAAAGCTTACGCGCTTCGTTAGTTGGCACTCCTTCTGAGGAATTTGGAATCGATAAACTTGATGTTGCGGTTTAATTCATTTTAGATCATATCGGGAGTGGATAATCCCCTCTCCCGGCTTTTTATTCATATTCGTCACAATAACATTGAATATCACAGATTTTTATACCGTCATTAATAAGTTTCATGCTCAAAGAATTCAATCGTTAGGCATTGCCAACACGATTGACTCTTACCATGATTCAGCAGACATCGTAACGCAATATTTTTTTAGTCTCAATACACCAAGGAACTATTCGATATCGGGTTTAACTGATTTGACTATTGTTTTCGCTTACTATGATTTCTTTAATGATTTGAATGATACGGCGCAGAATAACCTTTATGTCGCAATTCAAAATTTATCGTTTCCGACCGCTTCATTAAGCTATCAGAGATTAGAATATTTGTTGAACTATAATCATTCTATCCCGCAGATCGATCCTAATCCTGACGGATTGAATATTTCGGTATTTAATGAAGTTCCTTTCGGTTCTATGAATGGCAGTAATACAGTTTTTGTTTTATCACATAGCCCATTTGAAAATAATTTCATGGTTTTCTTGAACGGAATTTTAATGAATGTTGGTCCAACAAATGATTTTACGATTTCCGGTGCGGTGATAGATTTTATTTTTCCACCGTTAACCGATGATATTCTTTTAGTTAATTATTCTTATTAATTTTTTTTGAGGTACTATTATGTCTGTTACAAGAGCGGAAGCTTCACGGCAATTAAAATTTAATGCCGATGTATCATTCAATTCCAAAAAGATCATGAATCTTGCTGATCCTGTAAATGCGCAAGATGCGGCTACCAAAAACTATGTTGACAATATGTCAATTGGTTTGGATGTTAAACGTTCTGTACGTTGCGCGAGTACGGCTGATCTCATTGGTTTAACCGGCTTATTGACAATAGATGGGATCACTGTTGTTGCCGGTGATAGAGTTTTAGTTAAGGATGATGTTCAAGGAGATTCAAGAAATAACGGTATTTATGTTGCTGCTTCCGGCGCATGGACAAGGGCAACAGATTTTGCCGGAGGTATGCACGTTGGAGGTTCATTTGTTTTTGTTGAGGAAGGTACCGTTAACGGTGATAATGGTTTTGTTTGTACTTCAAATAACGGTGCAAGTGATCTGGTCGGTGATGCCGCTTCTTCAATTGATTTTGCTCAATTTTCGGGAGCCGGTCAAATTATCGCGGGAACCGGAATTTCAAAAAGTGGAAATACGATCAGTCTTGCAAGTGGTGTTTGTTCTCCCGGTACTTATACGAAAGTTACTGTTGACACTTACGGAAGAGTTACTTCCGCAACCTCAATAACTGCAACTGATTTACCTTCCGGTATTGATGCTGCGAAGATCGGCGGAGGTGTAGTCGATAATACCGAGTTCGGTTATTTGAATGGTGTAACTTCAGCGATCCAAACTCAATTGAATGCAAAAGAAGCTACTCTCACAAAAGGAAACCTTACTGAATCAACTTCAGCAGTTTTAACCATCACCGGAGGAACCGGCGCTATTATCGGAACCGGTTTATCTATCCAGGTGAAAGCTGCTTCTTCCACCGTAAGTGGTTATTTATCAACTACCGATTGGAACACGTTCAACAATAAGCAACCAGCGATTACCGGTGCAGCAACCACAATTACCGCTTCGAACTTAACAGTTAGCAAAGCGCTCGTTTCGGATGCAAGTGGTAAAGTTGCAGCCGCTACAACGAGCGCAGCTGAACTTGGTTACTTAGTCGGTGTTACAAGTGCAATTCAAACACAGTTAAACGCTAAGGAAGGGACTTTAACAAAAGGTAATCTTACTGAAGCTACAAGTTCAGTATTGACTATTACCGGCGGAACCGGTGCAATTATCGGAAGTGGTTTGTCGATCCAAGTGAAAGCTGCTTCGACTTCGGTTAGTGGTTATTTATCTAATACAGATTGGAATACTTTTAACGGAAAGCAAAATGCTATTACCGGAGGTGCTACCACAATTCTGTCATCTAACTTAACTGCCAACTTTGCATTAATTTCTGATGGATCGGGTAAGGTTGCTGTTTCTTCAATTAGCACAACAGTATTGGGCTATTTGAGTGGAGTTACTTCAGCGATCCAGACACAGATCAATACAAAGTTGACTGCTGCAAATTATATCGTGAGGGAAACTCCTTCCGGTCTATTGAATGGAAGTAATATTGCCTACACCTTAGCACATACGCCAACAAGCGGAAAAGAAATGGTTTTCTTGAATGGAGTTCTTCAAAATGCCGGTGGCGGTAATGATTACACCATTACCGGTGCAACGATTACCATGCTTACTGCTCCTCTTTCTGATGATTTGCTTTTAGTTACTTATACGTATTAATAAGGTTTGATCTCTTGGCAAAAACATCTGTTAAATCGGAACAAATTAAAGACGGTGGTGTTAAGCGCAGTGATGTTAATATAACGCAAACCGGCGAAGCTTTGATCCGCCGGTTAATTTCCGGAACAAATATTTCTATTTCTTCCACCGGTGTTGATACCGGGACCGGTGATGTAACAGTGTCGGTTTCTTCAACTCCGAATTTTACTTCTTTGAGTATTGGGAGTAATACGGTTATCGATAGTTCCAGAAATGTAAACAATATCGGGACAGTTATAGCCACGGGAAATATTACTTCAGTTGGAACAAATAATCTTTTTATCTCGAACAGTGTTACTGCTAATTCTTGGGGTGGTTTTGGGATCCAAAAGTATAGCAGTTACAAAGGGATTTTGGGTAACGCATGGGCAGCAAATGCTTTAGTTACCGGCGCTGTTGCTGATGATTTGGTTATCAGAAACTCACAGAAGATTATTTTTACGGCTGATGCCGGTAGTACCATTCATGCAAGTATTTCAGCTTCTGATTTCATTATCAATACTACCAACTTGAAAGTTGGTACCGCCACCGGACAATCCGGTTCATTCAGCTTTTATAATTCTGAGGATGGAATATCATATAGCGTTACTTTCACAAAAGGTGTTTTAACGAGCATTTATGAAATTTAATAATCACAATACAAGGAACAAATAAAATGAGTATCAAGGTTAGTTTAGGTCAATTAAAAAACAGTGAAGAAGCATTAAAAAGTTTAGTCGCTCAGCCGCTTCCGGTTGTTGTTTCATTCAAATTAGGAAAAACGGTTCAATTAATCCAAAAAGAATTGGATGCGTTGGAAGCTAAACGAATTGATTTGGTTAAACAATATTCCGGTAAACCGAAACCTGGTAAGGAATTGTCTGTTACCGAAAAGAACATGCCTAAATTCTTAAACGATATCGGAGAACTTTACCGCATTGAAGTTGAAATTCACTCGAAGATGTTTTCTATTGACAATTTCGCACAAGCAAAATTAAGTGTCAATGAATTAGCTATGCTTAATTGGTTAATCGAAGATAAATAAGAATATATTTTATCACTTCCCATCATCTTATTGGAGTTATCAACATAAATGAAAAAACAAGAGACAAAACCAATATTTGGAAAAATCCCCGAACCAAAAAGTTATTGGTTAAACGAAAAGAAATTTTCGTATCACTCAATTTCTCATGAGAACTTTTTCAAGTTCCCGGAAATATTTTCTTCTGTTTTACAAGAGGATGTTTCTACTCCCTTTTTAACTGTTAAAACTCTTTTTGCTACCGGGAAAGCATACGATCTCATTCAATTAATCTTACAAGATGAGAATGGAATTCCCCCGTCTATTGATGAATTGAAAGCAGTCTCTCCTTTGATTAATGTTTCTATCTTAACGGATTTTTTCGTTTCAGAGGGGAATTCATTACTCAATGGAATCTTTGCTTTAGTCAACTCAATGCGATAGAAGAAAAAGCAAATGATGATCTTAAATCATTCCAGAAGTTCCCTTATGAACACTTTGAGCCGGATATCGAATTATCTTTGCCCGCCGTTCTTTTGCTCTTAAGCAACGGCGATTTCTTAAAATATGAGCAATTAAAAATTAATCCCATTATTCCGATGTATGAATATTTCTACAAAAGAAGAATTGAGAACTTAAATTCACTTCTCTACAAAGTTGAAGAAATGAAATTTTATAAGAAGATCAAACCCAATGGCTAAAAGTAAAATAACAACCTTTCCTGCCCTTGATAATATGACAACCATATTGACAAATGCTAATGATAAATGGTTGAAAATTATAGATCAAGAGAATCTTTCTAATTGGTCAAAGTATCTAGATAGTTTTGTAGATACACAACTGTCTTTTATGGATAAAACGTATGGGAATATTCAAAAACAACTTGATCCGTTATTTCTAAAAATGCCTTCTAATTTTGAAAAAATTGTCAAAGCTAATATCGCAGCTACTGAAGGCAAAATGTCTAAAGGTGTATTTAATAGCACCTATGGCGATTTCAAAGATAAAAATGCTAATTGGAATAATGCTCCTAAAGCTACTTTAGACGGTATTATGAGTATGATCCCTATTGTAGGAGATATTTGGAACGTTGGTGATAATATCGGTACTTTATTGCATAATAGAGGACAAATTGCTGATGATGTTTACCGTGAGGAAATAAATAAGTTATTATCTGCTCAATATCAACTTGAGGGTACTGTCTTAAATGGTAAAGGTAGTTATAATGACAAACTTTTAGCTACTCTTAATATGAGAGCTAATTTTTGGGATGAAGCATTAAAAGCCTTCAAATGGGATAAAGGTAACAAATATTATGAAGCTGATGTTAGGGAATTCAACAAAGTGCTTTTTGATATATCTCAAGTTAAGGCTAAGATTGCTGATCCTTCGCAAAATGGTTTTTCTAATTTTGGTAACCGTCCTGAAGATTTATTAAAACAAAAACTTCAAAATTATCGAGATATTTATTTGATGAGTGATAGAACAAATGCAGATTATGAGGAATATAAAAAGAATGTCCTTGCTTCTACTGATAAGATAACGAAAAATCAAAAAGAACTTTTTCATGTTAAGGCTGATTATTATAAACTTCTTGATTATGACTTGAAGGAAATCGGGAAAGCTCAATCGGAACCGCGAGAAGCTTTAAGCAGGTTGATCAACAACTATAACAAAGGAGCCGGTTCTATCACAAAAGAAAATTTTATTTCTAAGTTAAAAGATATTATCGCTGCCGGAAAACTTTCTTCCGATCCGGAGGTTCAAGATGTTGGAGATGCTGCAGAACGACAAATCTATTTTGTTGAACAAGCGGAAAAGACTAAAGCTGATAAAATAGCCTATGCTGCCGAAATCGAAGCCGATAGAAAAGCTAAAGAAAATTACAATGCCCTTAAAGCGCATAGTGATTTGGCCATCAAAGAAAAATCTTTAGAGGAGGAATCGCTTAAAAAACATTTGGATCTCAATAACTTAAAAGCGCAAGCGGATAAAAATTTAATTAGTTACCGGATAAAGGATGAAAAAGCAAAAGAAGATTTATTACGGGATATTGAACGCCAACGATTAGAAGCTGCTGCTGTTCTTGAATATGAATATGCGCAAAAACATAGTGCGTTATACGCCGGTATGCAGTCCGGGTTCGGTACTATGTGGAATGAGTTCATTGTAGGAAGCCGGAAAGCGAAAAATAGTTGGGATGCCGTTTGGTTGTCTATGAGAAATACAGCGCTTAACAAAATTGGAAGCGAGGTTTCCGACAGTTTCATGAAAATGTTATTCAAAGGATCGTCAAATTCCGGAGCCGGTGGAGATAAAAATGACGCCGGTTTGTTAGATACTATCATAAGCTATGCAATGTATGCTATTCCTTTTCTTGCCGATGGAGCTATTGTTACAAAACCTACCTTGGCAATGATAGGAGAAGCAGGTCCCGAAGGTGTTATTCCTCTTGATCAGATGAACAGTACAAAGGTAATTTATGTTCAGCCGGTCATTCAAGGGAATTTCGATGTTTCGCTTCATAAGCTTCAAATGAAGTTGGATCAGAACAAACAAATGATGGAAGCTCTTTATTAATGCCTAATCTTACTCTGAAACTTAATATCACTACAATTTCTAATCCCAAATATCTTTTACAGCTTCAGTTCACTCGATATTTCTCCGGTTTTATTGATGGAGTTGATTTTGATGGAACTCTTTATTCATATACTATTTGGGGAAAGGATTATGAAGTTTATCTTCCAGCTGAAATTGATAAGATCGATTTCAATTATAATTTCGATGATAAATTAATAATTCCGGGGATTTGGAATCTTTCTATTTTCGATAATAATTCTGTCCTGGATGAATTATTTTTTGAGAACAATCCTACTCCCTTAGATGTTGGACAATATTACGCTCCGGATTTATCAAAACCGGTTAAAGCTTTGCTTTATAAGATCGGAGATCATGAACGGTTTGAATTTCCTTTGGATTTGAATCACACACCGTTCTTTTCCGGTTACGTTTATATGAAGTCTCTTGGTTTTGATGACTTTACGAAAATGTTTTCTTTATCGGTACAACCGGATATTGAACTGCTGAAGAAAGCGGATATTCATAATCTAAAGGCAGCCAGAGCAGATGCAGAAGAGATTCCAGATCAGCATTTGTCTTTTCGGGATAATCTCTACTATCTTTTGCAAGTTGCTTTTCCCGAACTGAAAAGAGAAAATGTAACCATTGAACATGAGTTTGTTTTTTGTACTCATAGTGATCCTACTCTTTCTCATTTTTCTTCTAATCCAAATACTATTTTTGCAGCCGGTTCGATTGGTGAATATTCTATACACGATCTTTATTTCAACGTAAGGGATATTTCTTATCGCTTAGGAATAAACTCCTGCCACGAAATATTAAAAGCTTTGTGCTTTTCTTATTTCGCTACATTAACGGTAACGCACAACAAAGTTACTTTCGCTTCAATCAACAAATCTTTCCGGACAGATAAAACTTTTAACGCAAATAGATCGGTTTTTTCGTTCACAAAGGAAGTCTCATTTGAAAGGCTTGAATGGATCAAGATAACTGAAGTAAGCGCTAACAGCCATCTTAGCCATACGATCGGAACGCAGTCGGAGCTTACTAATGGTTATGATAAGAACATTGCTTTGGTTACGATCATGAATTTTGCAATCGTTCAAGGAGTGACGAAGTATATTTTAACTTCACCTTTGAAAGTTAAAGATGTAAATGGTGTTTTTCTGCATGTTATTTTCGCAAAGGATAAAGCAACTTCAACCGATTATAAAACTTTCAGAAAGTTGATCGCTTTGCTTTGGTATGATTACATGAATAATATTTCTTCCGGGAAAATTTGTAAGTTCCAAGTTGATTCTGTTGAATTTGATTTTACTCAATCAATTGGCTATCATGACCGGATTTATTCTCCGGTAGGAATTCATTATGATATTGTGGATGATTCAACAACGATTGATGCAGTGAGGAATTAG